ATTTTACTCAGAGCAAAGCTAATCGAGCTCATTGGACATCTGGCAACATTGGGCCTCGTGGAGCTTCAAACTTCGGCTGAAACATTGACATTGGGTGGAGCTTTGAAGATCTTGGCAATCTCTGGATTTAAGTCAAGTATTGGAGCGATATTAGGTTTTGCAAGAGCGTTATTTACAGCTCAAATAGCTATTGCTGGTTTATCAGTTCCATTGCTTCCATTAATCGCTGGAATAACAGCTGTAGTTGGAGCCGTTTTACTCTTACAAGATGTCCTTGTTAAGGGCTGGGAAAAGTCATATCTTGGCAGATTTGTCAGCTGGCTATTAGATAAGCTTCCTACACTTAAATCAGCTGCTGAAGCCGTTGGAAATGCAATAAACTGGCTAAGACAGGGCTTTGATTGGCTTGCTAAATCCATTGGAGGAGTGATACATTGGATCCAACAAGCCATTGATAGAATAGGACCGTTGGAGTATATCATCATGGGTCCAGTTGGTCCAATTGTGTATTTGATTACACACATCGACAAGCTAAAGTCAGCAACATCTTCAGCGCTCTCAGCGATAAAATCAGCATGGGATGCAACGATTGGCTTCATTATAAACAAGATCAGTGAGCTCATAGCGAAAGTTAAGCAAGCATGGAATTTCATTGCTAAGAGTCCAATTGGAAAACTTGGTAGTTTTATGTTCAATCCTATAGGAGTGATCATGCGAGCTGTGAAGATTATCCAGCCAAAGATCAAACCAATAATCGAGAAACCAGAGATGGACAAACGATTTTACGAGGAAGGATCAGTCGTTCTCAAGGTTAAGACTCCTAAGATTAAGCCTGAAATTGAGAAACCCGAATTATCATGGCTCGAACAGTTGTATCTGAGGGTTAAGCCACTATTCGAGATGACAAAGATTCCTGAGCTTACGGGCATAATCAAATACTTACCACAAATCATTCAGCCGGAAGTTAAGAATCTCGTAGCTGGGATTACATACGTTCCAAAGCTGATCAAGCCTGAAATCTCAGCCGATTTGACAAAAATAGTTCCAACACCTTCACAGCTCGTCAGTTCAACTGTAATTCACCAGCCAACCACGTATCAAATTAAACATGAGCATAAGACGATAAGCGTTCCAAAGATTGAAATCAACGTTCATGGAATCAAAGATCCCGACGAGTTTGCAGATCGTGTTATTAAAAAGATTGAGAGAAAGCTAGAGGCTTACGGTGCTTGAGCTCTTAAAGTCTATTTTTTAATTCCCGACCATGGAAGAAATTCTAATTGGTAATCAAAGCTTCAAAGCCATTCAAATCGTTGATTTAACAGACTCTGCTGAAACTCCTGAACATCGTGTGGAAGATGGATTCTCCGTAGTTGATGCAATTATACTAAAACCCAAAGAATTCAGCTTAACTCTTGAACTATTGGAAAACGAGATCGATCCTCTTAAACAACTCTATGAGTCAAAGCAACCGACTGAGTTCGTCTGCAAATTAGGAGTTTTTGAGGATATTGTCATTAAAGAGCTCCACATAACGCAGGGTGGAAGTATTAACACCTTCAGAGCGACTGTCAGGCTTAAGCAAATTCTCAAGGCTAAGGCTAAGACTACAATTGTCAGCTTACCGGAGCTTCAGGTTACACCTGATGAGAACGAAGCTAAGGGAGGAGATACGGCTATTCCACCTCAGCCGAAACAGGTCCCTTCTGCTCCTGAGAAGCAAGAAAACAAATCGTGGTTAGATTCGATACATGATTGGTTTGCAGGCTTGTTCGGGTGGTCATAATGGCTGTTGTTGATGTCTTGCCATTTGATCCTAAATTAGGATATCCTCAACGTCAAAAAGTTCTCATTAACGGAGTAGCCTATCAACTATTCTATAGATGGAACTATATCGGAAACTTTGCAGTACTGAGAATTCGCAGAGTTGAGGATGGAGAGCTGCTGTTTGAAGGGAAACTGACAGTCAAGAATCCGTTTGAGATCAAAGATTCATTTACGCATGAGGTTCTCTTTACGATATTACCATGGCAGGTCGACAGTAAGCAGGCGGAGGTGTGGGTGTTTGTCTGAACTATTTGGCCGTTACTATGAGCTAACATTTCAAAGCGGGCTTCAAATCACGATTGACGATCTTGATGTAGAATTCACTGTGGAAAATGATTCAGATAATAAAGCTGGACAAGCAGAAATATCAATTTTCAATCTATCTGACTTCTCAAAGTCAAAGATAAAGAAGGGAGATATAGTTCAGCTTAAAGCTGGATACCGAGATGACTATGGGCTAATCTTCTATGGATCCATAGACAAGATTTGGGATGAGAGAGATGGAGCAGATATAAAGACAGTAATCCAAGCCTCCGATTCCACTAAAAAGCTCTGGACACAAGCTTACGTCGTGAAGAAATATCCTGCTGGAACTTCAATTACACAAGTCATCAAGGATATGTTCAGTTTAGCCGGAGTTCCCATAGGTAAGGTAGATGATCCTAGTATAACCCTGCCAAAAGACATGGTTTTTGAGGGAACTCCAAAACAAATCGTTGATGATGTTTTAGCCCTTGTGAATGGTCAAATAGCAAAGCAATGGGGGAACTTAGCTCTCGATGGATGGATGATGCGATCGGCAACATCATTCTGGACTGCTTACGTGAAAAATAACATGGGTTATTTCGTTCGCAGAGATTTCAAAGACGTTGAAGCAATAGTACTCAGCTCAGAGACGGGCTTAATGGAAGTTACTCCCGAGGATTCAGAAGATTCCAAAATAGACTATCGTATTAGATGTCTGTTCTGCTGGAAGGCTGGACAGGATTCAATAATCAAGCTTGAATCTATGAAAGTCTCTGGCATTTTTAAGGTCGTAAAGTACAAGCATGTCTGTCGTGGGGATGAGTATTACTCAGAATTGGGGGTTAAGGCGGTATGATCGGAGATAAGATCATCAAGCTAATCGATGAAAAGCTTTCAAAGCTGAATACGGTAGCCTTGGGTATAATTACTTCAGTCGATTTAACGAAGCTAAGATGCAACGTCAAGCTTAAGCATAAGATCCGAGGTTTGGAGATCGAGCTTACTGACGTGCCTATAGCAGTTCAGAAGTTCAACAACTGCTCAATTTTAATATCTCCTGCTGAAGGAGATGTCGTTCTCGTAGTGTTTAGCAAATATGAGCTTGAAGAACAGCTGAAAGATGGAAATCCGGTTGATGTGAATGAAATCCTCAGATTTAACATTAACAATGCTATTGTCATCGCAGGGATTTACACCTTAGTAGATTCAGTCCCTGCGATCGATCAAGATGAAATCCTAATCCTACATAAGTCTGGCAACTACATCAAGTTCAATAGCGATGGCACAATTACGATTAAGGGCTATACGAAAATATTAGGGGATTTATTCGTGGACGGCAACATAAGCTATACTGGATCCATTGGACCAGCCTGACATTTTAAAGTCTATTCTTTTCCATTTTATCATGCCTTGGGATTTTAAATTCATTGACGGAGATGTCGTCATTGACAAGCAAATAAACATCGTTGATGGTATAGATAAAGCTAAGCAGGATATAGAGCACATTCTTAAATGCATTAAGGGAACTGACGCATTTCATCCAGATTTTGGCGTTGACTGGATGAAAATAAAGCAATCCGGTTATAGCAGAACTCTCATTGAGCATGAAATCCGCAAAGCTCTAAGTAAATACGATAAAATCAAATCAATCGACAAGATTGAGATTTCTGAGCCTGATGCTGATAGGAAAGTCAAGATCAGGCTGTTTCTTACGCTCGATGATGGAAAAATAGTTTCTGAGGTGGTTGTATGACAGACTACGGTGTTACTGATAAGGGCTTTATTATAAAACCATATAATGTCATTTTGGAAGAGCTAAAGCTTTTAGCTCAGCAGTATTTCGGTGAAGACATAGATTTAAGCGAGAATTCTCGATTCTTACGCTTCTTGGAAATAATAGCAAAAAGAGAAGACGAATTGTGGCAGAAACTTGAAGAAGTGTATTATTCAGGCTTCATTCAGTTTGCAAACGGTGAAAACTTAGATAGAGTTGTAGCTTTGCTTGGAATTCGAAGAAAAGAAGGAGAAACAGACGAGGAACTACGACTGAGAGCGATTAACTTCGCACCTTATGCTAAAGCTACCGTTTACTCAATAAAAGCAGCTCTGCTGGAACTTGAGGGAGTTACTGATGTAAACGTCGATGAAGATACGGCAAATCATACAGTATCGATTATCGTTGCAGGAGGCAATGATGATGAAATAGCTCAAACAATTGAAGATGTTCGTCCTGCAGGTATTCCCGTCATTTGGAAGAGACCCACATTGGTCCAGATTGGGGTTGCGGTGAAGGTAACTAAGACGCCTTCAGCCGATGCTACAACCGTTCAATCTGCAGTAGAGCAGGCAATCCAAGATTACATCGACGCTCTGCATATTGGACAAGCTGTGATTTATTCAGATGTTGCAAAAGCCATTCTGAGTCTGGATGAAGTCGATGACATCGTCTGGCTTGTAGCTGGTAAATATGTGGAAGAGACAATCGGAACAGGCGACGGATCAACCACTACATTCTATCTGACCAATACACCTGTAGCTGAGAACACTGAGAAGATATACGTTGATGGTGTCCTGAAGACAAGAGGAACAGACTACACGATAGACTACACGACGGGAGCGGTAACTTTCACAACAGCTCCAGCTGCTGGAAGCGTAATTAAGGCAGAATATCTGTATGAGGGTATTGATGCGTTTGGCGAGCAGATTACACTTGCATCAGATGAAAAAGCTGTGAATGGCGTCCACACGGTTGAGGTGGTCTAATGTCAGCAGATAGGCTAATCAAGCTTCTTTCAACAGCTTTTAGGAAGGATCCAGACTCAAACAACTACAGGCTAATCAGTATAATAGCTGATAGGTTTGATGAGCTTGAAAATGTGCTTGAGGACGTTAGAAAATCCCATTTTGTAGAAACAGCCCAAGGGATCAGCTTGGATTACATTGCAAAGCTGTTCAACATGCATAGGAAAGAAGAATCTGACGACGATTTTAGAACCAGAATACAGGCAAAAATACGAACATGTTTAAGCTGTGGAACGAAATCAGATATCTTCTTTGCTGTAACTTACTTTAATGCGATCTCAGAGCAAGAAGTTCCAGTCAATGTTTTCATTTTGGAACCAGAGCCTGCTCACTTTATAGTAGTTGTCCCTGTTCTGAATACTTACGACTTAGAGCTAAAAGAGAAGCTGTACTCTAAACCATTCAGAGCTTGGTTTAAGAATGCGTTGCAATTTATCGTGAATAAGGTTAAAGCGGCAGGTGTGCTTGGAGAAGTAATTATCCTCGCTCCTGAAAGCATAGTTGATGTAATGCCAGGTATTTTCAAAAGTTATGGTTTGCCAACGACTTGGCAGGGATTATCTATTGAAAATCCTACAAATAACTCTGCTAAGGCTTCAGGCTTGGCTCTAAGTGCTGAATCGGATGCGAATTTAAATACTCAACAAGAGAGTTGCGTAAATTCAGCAACAACATGGCAAGGTACAAGCGTAGGCAGTATTACAACCGGAACGGCAACGTCAATAGCAATCGTTAGCTGACTTTGATTTTTAAAGTCTATTTCTGGAGAGAAAAACATGCTGAGAACTGTAGTCCACAAGAAAGACAGCTTTTTAGTAAAATACATCCTGCATAACGAATTGGCAGAAACACTCGTGAAACCATACATCGAGACGAATGTCGACACGGATCTCTTCGACATAGAGCATAAGGGTATTCAACATACCTGGTGGCACAATGCAGGATCAGGCTATGGCTTTGTTTGGGCTGAAGTTCTTAGAGCTAAAGATACTACGCCTGAAGGTTATTACAGGTTTAAAAACCCAATAGCATACTATAAATTAGCATCAGATTTAGATACTGATCCATGGCGAGCTGTTAGTTTAACGCCAGTTGACGTGATTCTAACGACGAAGCATGTGGTGTTGGTCATTGACAAACAAAACTGGGATTCAACGAAACCATACGCAGATATCATTCTCGAAAAACTCAGAAGCGTTTTTAGAGTGGTTGAAAAAGATGAGCCAACAGATATATTTGATATTGCTGAGTTAATGGCAGGATATTGGGTTCATAACAGTGTAGCAATGTCTTATTCTGCTAATAGAGGCATAGGCTTCGGTACAAAGTTCCTAACATTTGACATATACAAGGAGGAGACTGCCGGATCTGATGTTTTAGGAAATATAAACTTCTTTGGTTTTAATTTGCCATCACAGATAACGGTAGCAAAAGCGGGAGAAACGGTAAGATACTATGACCTCAAATACATCCAAGATAACGAAGTAATTCCGCTGGTTGTTGATGCAAATGATCCAACTAAAGCATACGTTTTATTAAGACCAAGATATACAAAAATACTCATAGCAGAAAATAGCTTTCTTGAAAGAGATGAAATTTGGTGCTTATTAGCAAATATTCTTGCAATCGAAAACATAAGTAATATGGAGATAAATTATTATTTTGAGAGTAATTTATCTGATACCTTCAGACTACCAGACCATCTTATGTTTGTCTCGCTTACTTGGGGTGGATATTTAATAACACATAAGCGAGGCGATGGACGACTAAATCTTACTGCAAATACGGATATATCCGATAAAATTGGTGTACATAACTACAGCAAAGATCCTAAGACTGTAGATAAGTATAGCGTATTCGTGAACGGAGTAGAAGTAAACTCTGTTGCATTAGGCGTTACAATAGGTGTATATGGTGGTTATTCTTTTGATATAAGCATCCCAGCACAGCCCTCAACTGTAGTAACTGGTGAAGCGGTTGGAACAGGTGATGGATCCACGACTAAATTCTACCTCTCAAAGACTCCAGTCAAAGAAGAGTCTGAGAAGATTTATGTTGATGGTGTTTTGAAGACGAGAGGAGCTGATTACACAATCGACTATGAGACAGGAGAGATTACATTTGCCACTGCACCAGCTGCTGGATCTTCGATTACTGCGGATTACATCTACTATGTTCCGTTTAAGATCGCTTTCCTCGATCCGAGCGGTGTTGAGCTTGCGAAATTGGAGAGATTGACTACGTTTGAGTGAGGTGATGTGAATGGCTGAGATTCTTCAGCCAAAATTTACTATTGTTTGCTTAAGGGATTTAGAAGAGTACACAGACGCTCAGATCGACAAGCTGAAGAAGAAATGCGAGCAATGCGAGCAGAAATGCGTAAATTACAAAGTTGTCCAATCGCTTTAGCCCAAAATTTACATCTTCTTTTTTAAGGGCACTTTATAATCTCTTAAGTCAATCAATTTATCTCTGTATTTTTCAGCTTCTTCTTTAGCAGTTTTTATAATTTTATTAAATTCTTTTTCTACTTCTTTAATTTGGTTTTTAATACGGTCTGTTAATGGTATTATTCCAGCTTTGCTCAGTCTTGTGCCGGTAAATATTTTCTCTCTTTCATATTTTTCTTTACTAAGATCAGATACAAGAGCTAAAAAGTCAGCTAAAAACTTTTCAAGATCAAGTTTAAGCTCATTACTTGCTAAATGAGTATACATTCTAAGTTCGTCAAGCTTTTTATTCAGATCTTTTAAACTTTCAACAGTTTCGAATCCTACAGCCTTGCTTGTTTTCATTTTTTGCAACTCTCGCTGTATTTCATTTTCTAAATTTAAGAGAGGGGTGTATAACTTTTCCAATCTCTTGTCAAGAAAAGCAATGTATCTATCTTTCCTAAGCTCATCAACCATTGCTCGTGTTTGCCACGCATAATACATAGTCACAATCGCTAAGGTAACAGTTGCACCAGAAGTAGGATCTCTATAGTAACCAATTATAATGCCTACAATAAGTGCTATAGCTAGAATGGCTAGATGTCCAAAATCATCTTTTTTCATAGTTTCTTTGTTAGTTACAGAGCACAAAATAAATTTTTATTATATCCACCATCATTTAGCTAAATTTTTTAAGGATAAGTAGCGTTTTTATAATTATGTATGTTACACCACCACTTGAAGGTACACTTGAAGTTCAAAAGCCACCTATCCATCTGAAGAGAGTTATGGTGTTTATAGACGGAGGATATCTCAGAAGTGTAGTAAAAGAAAAAATTGGGGAAGATTTTGTGAATGATCCACAAAAATTTGCCAAAGTAATTAATAAACTAATTTCTAATTTCATAACGACAAGTCATGCAATTATAGGGCATTTTGCATTTGAGATTGTCAGAGTATACTACTACGACGCAAAGCCGCTTCCAGATGATCCAAAATTCAAAGAACGAGACGAATATTTTAATCAGTTAAAGAAACATATCCATCATTACTATCCATTCGAGATGAAGTTTGGTAGACTTATTAGAGCAGGGAAAAATGGAAAAGAGCCGAGACAGAAGGGTGTTGATGTGTTACTTTCTATTGATATGGTTGTTAAAGCTTTCATGAATCATTATGATATAGCAGTCTTAGTTGCTGGGGATGATGACTTCCTAGATGCAGTTAAAGTTGTTAAAGATTTAACTGGAAAGAAAGTAGCAGGATATTATAATCCACCGGAAAAAGCTAAACCTGGCACGTCTCTACGGTTAATAGAGTCTTTTGACTATAGATTTCAACTAGATTGGGTATACTCGAAATTTAAAAAATAATTTATCATAGTCCTTAACTCAAAATCTTGAAATCTTTCCAATACTTGTCGTATATCTTTTTTAACTCTTCCTCGTCTTGGAAATCGTAATGTGATAAGTCAACATCCGAGCCTCTTGGAATTACAAACTCCTCATCACTAAGAACATGGCCCATAAGCATCTTTTTGATTGCTGTAGGCATTCCCAACCTATCGCTTTGCTGGGAGAAGAACTTACGCATGTGTTTAATTCTTAACCTCGTGTCGAGCTTTGAGAATTGATGAAGTATACTCTTCTTGCTGAATAAGGGATTTGAAGGCTTAAAAGTGTTCAAATATTCGTCCAAAACAGCTTGAGCTTCTTTTGAGAAGAAAGTAACACGATCCTCATAGTCTTTGGCTATCTCAGCCCTGACATAAATTGTTCTGTTTTCAATGTCTAGATCCTCAAGCCTGATTCTATAAAGCTCCTCAGCTCTGAGACCGGATGTAGCTGATAGTAAAATAGCCGACTTGAGCTTGAGCCTATAAGGATCGCTAAGCTTCTCATCGATTTCCTTGATTAAGGCTCTAAGATGTTCAACTTTAATCACAAGTTTCCTACGCTTCCTTGGGACTTTTGGAAGTTCGATTTGATTTGCAAGAGGGTGATCAATAAACTTGAGAAAAGCCCTGATACGAAGAACATGCTTCCTCGCTGTTCCGGGTGCAAACCTACTTTTTAATCTGTTTATATAATTAATAACTCTTTTATCTTCAAGATTATATGAAAGATCCTCTAAAAATTTCAGAACAACTGTTTTATATCGCTGTTTTTCGTCATCAGAAATATCTTTCAGCTCTATCTTCTTAACAAACTGCTCATATTGAAATTTGAGAGAATTCAATGCGGGGGGTGGGATTTGAACCCACGAACCCCTACGGGACGGGACCCTCAATCCCGCGCCTTTGTCCTGACTCGGCAACCCCCGCCCAATGTAACATGGTTCGATGGATATTTTACACTTG